CAAAGAGTCTCACGGGACTTTCTGCTATCGTGGACGCACTTACAACAAGTGATTGTCAAATCAATTGAATAGTGTTAAGATGGGAGGGAAACCTCCCATTTTTTATGGAAAGAGATAAACTAAAACTAATAGTAAAAAATCTAAAACTGCTGGTTGATGCTCTTGAGTCTGAAGTATACTCAGATACTAATTCATATACAACCAACCAAGAAAATTTTGATGATTCTTCTACTAACTACATATTAGATTATGACGAAGTTTTTGAGGACGATGATGGATAAGATAGATACACAAGGAATGAGTTTGCCTAGTGATGGTAAATCAAAATCAAAGAGATCATATCCACCATTGGTTATACCAAAAAGAAATGTCTTTACTAATCTAGAAAGACAAGAACTAAAGGACATTATTAACGAGATACTAGATGAAAGAGAACAGCGTAAATCTAATTAGTGTAACTCCTGATGCGGAGAAGCACATGGCATACTGTGCCAGGGTAAGTAATCCAAACAACCAAGAGAATGAAAAGTTCTCTGGACTGCTTAAGTATTGTGTGAAGCATCAGCACTGGAGTATTTTTGAGCAGGCATACATGACTCTGGAGTTAAATACTACCAGAGGAATTGCAGCTCAAGTGCTCCGTCACAGATCATTTACCTATCAGGAATTTTCACAAAGATATGCTGATAGTTCCTTACTTGGTGAGACAATACCTCTCCCAGAACTGAGAAGACAAGACACCAAGAATCGTCAAAATTCTATTGATGACTTAGATCCATTTGTTATTCAAAATCTTGAGTTGCAAATGCAAACTCTGTTTGATTCTTCCATGGCATTATATCAACAGATGTTAGAAAGAGGTGTGGCAAAAGAGTGTGCTCGTTTTGTATTGCCACTGGCATGTCGCACAAAAATCTACATGACGGGCTCAGTCAGGTCATGGATCCATTATATCGATTTGCGTTCTGCAAACGGGACACAGAAGGAACATATGGATCTTGCACTAGGTGCAAAAGAAATCTTCTGTGAGCAGTTTCCTGCTGTTGCTGAAGCAATGGAATGGAACTAATAAATATTTACAACTTTGAGTGAACTATGCCAACATACCCTGTTATTAACAAAGAAACTAAAGAAAAGAAAGAACTTTCTATGACTGTAGCTGCTTATGATGAGTGGCGAAAAGAGAATCCAGAATGGGATAAAGACTGGCAAGCAGGTTGTGCTGGCCAGTCCACAGAATTTAGATGGACTGGAGAGGCAAAATCTAACGGATGGAATGAGGTTTTGGACAGAGCATCTAGACAACCTGGTGCCAACATTAGTAAAAACCGATACTACGGATAACTCTTTTAATTTCTTACATCTTATGTCAGCAAAAAGAAAATCTCAATCTCCAATTGTTCCTTTTGGAATGAGCAACAAGAATATGAAAAGAAAAAAACCAATTAATTTAGATTTGATGAGGACTATTGATCCTCTTACAGAAAATCAAACAGAACTTTTCCGTTGTTATCAGAACAATCAAAACCTTGTGGCATATGGATGTGCGGGTACAGGTAAGACCTTTATAACCCTCTATAATGCTCTTAAGGATGTTTTAGATGAAAAGACACCTTATGAAAAGATCTACCTTGTCAGGTCGCTTGTAGCAACCAGAGAGATTGGATTCCTTCCTGGTGACCATGAGGATAAGTCATCTCTGTATCAGATACCATACAAAAATATGGTCAAGTATATGTTTGAGATGCCAACAGATGCAGACTTTGAAATGTTGTATGGCAACCTTAAAACTCAAGGAACAATTAGTTTTTGGTCTACAAGTTTTATTCGTGGCACAACTTTAGATAATGCAATTGTTATTGTTGATGAGTTTCAGAACTTGAATTTTCATGAACTTGATAGTATAATTACAAGGATTGGCCAAGAGTCTAAGATTATGTTCTGTGGTGATGCGACACAGACAGACTTGATAAAAACTAATGAAAGGAATGGTGTTATTGACTTCATGAAAGTATTGCGTATGATGCCATCTGTTGATACTATTGAATTTGGAGTGGATGACATCGTTCGTTCTGGACTGGTTAAAGAATACTTACTTGCTAAAATGGAATCTAATTTATGAATTTTATTCATCATAATTATCTCGGTGATCTTGAACTAAACAAAAAACAAACCAATGGCATCCGTCTCTATAATATTCCCAATGGAGAATGGGTGCCTTCTATTACGTCCGTAACTTCTTTTTATAACAGAGAAATCTTTGTTAAGTGGAGAAAGAGAGTTGGTATAGAAGAAGCAAATCGTATCACAAAGAAAGCAACTACCCGTGGAACGGACTTCCATGAAGCAGTTGAAGTGTACATGAGGAACAATGAAATAAACTGGGATGATTTTCGTCCTCTCACACAGTTTATGTTTCATCATGCTAAACCATATCTGGATAAGATAAATAACATACACGCTATAGAAAGAACTCTATACTCAGAGTATCTTGGATTAGCTGGTAGAGTTGACTGTATCGGAGAGTATGAAGGAGAACTTGCAGTCATCGATTTTAAGACATCCGAAAAGATTAAACCAGAAGAGTGGCTAGAGAACTATTTTGTTCAGGAAACTTTCTATGCTGCTGCATACTATGAACTGACTGGTATCCCCGTCAAAAAACTTATCACCATCATGGTTACTCCTGGTGGTGAGGTTAAGGTATTTGACAAAAGAAACAAAGGGGATTATATTAAGTTATTGGTTCGCTATATTAAAAAATTTGTATCTCACAATCTTAGGTCCGAGAATGGAGAATGAACTAGAAAAAGTATTAGAAAGTAAATTCTATTGCCCATCTCGTTTCGCACATGAAATAGAAACTCTTGTGCAAAAAAATCCAGGTATGTCTTACATCGATGCTGTTGTTCACTTTTGTGAAAAGAATAGTATTGATGTTGAGTCTGTTCCAAAATTAATTCCCAAACCACTTAAGGAAAAACTTAAGTGCGAAGCTATGGAACTTAATTTCTTAAAGAGAAGTTCCAGGGCAAAATTGCCTTTATAATTCATTTTTGGTGGGAAAAAAATCCCGGCAAAAATTTGACCCTATTACTTTTTCATGATGCCTTTTGATGCCTACAAACAATACCTATCGTTGAAGAATCACTTCACGAAAGATAAGTATGACTATCATAAGTATTGTGGTAAGAGTCGTGCTACTGTTCAATCTTTTTATAAAAGAAAAGATAGATTCTGGTTTGAAAAACTAGCAAGAAATAAATCAGACAAAGAAGTCATTGAGTTTTTTATTTCCAACTTTATTACCTGCACAGATCCAAGTAAGCTTTGGATAGGTGAAATGATTCGTGAAGGTGAAGGTAGATATACTTCATGGAAAAAGAGAACCCAATCATTATCATATGTTTTCAAAGAGGAAGTTGAGACTATTCTTTCTGGTGAAAGTTTTGACTCTTGTTTTGATATTAAAAGAGGTCATCCAATTGTCCTTAAAAAATATTTAAGTGGTGAGATATCAATTGAAACCCTTGTAATCTTAGATAAAATACTTGGATTTAGAAACGATTTTAATTCTAAGTTACAAGATCCAGTGTGGGAAACCGTCAATATGAAAATGAAAAAATATTCTCCGTTCCTAAATATCGATGTATTTCGTTATAAGAAAATTCTTAAAGAGGTTGTGGTAGGGTAATGAGTTTTTTTGATTCAGAAGTTGTCCGCGCTGAGATGACTGAAATTAGTGAGTTGCAAGAAGATGTTTATAAAAATGTCTTCAACTTTCCTTCTATGAATAGGGAGGAAAAATTTTTTCATGTTGCGATGTTAGAGAGACTTCTTGATAAACAAAAAGTTCTCTATGCTCGTTTGAGTTTATCTGATGATCCCGAAGCAAAAGAAGTGAAGCGCAGAATTGTAGAATCTGCTAACATGATGGGTATGCCACCCGACGTTGATATGAATGTCATCTTTGGTAATATGTCAAAGATGCTTGACATAATGAAACAGCAGATTGACAACACAGGGTCAGACCTGTAGAATAACGAAGTCCACAAAAGCCAAATACAAACAAAATCCAAATGTCTTTTTCTAATCTTAAGAAACAATCCTCTCTCGGTTCACTCACCTCTAAACTGGTGAAGGAAGTAGAGAAGATGAACAATACATCCGGAGGTGGCGATGAACGTCTCTGGAAACCCGAAATGGATAAGACCGGCAATGGTTATGCCGTGATCCGTTTCTTGCCTGCTCCTGACGGAGAAGATCTCCCATGGGCAAAGATGTACTCTCATGCCTTCCAAGGACCTGGTGGATGGTATATTGAGAACTCACTAACCACTACTGGTGGTAAAGATCCTGTTTCAGAACACAATCGTGAACTCTGGAACACTGGTATTGATGCTGACAAAGAAATTGTCCGTAAGCAGAAACGCAAACTATCTTATTATAGCAACATCTATGTTGTGCAAGATAAAGCAAACCCTCAGAACGAAGGTAAGGTTTTCCTGTATAAGTTTGGTAAGAAGATCTTTGATAAGGTCATGGAAGCAATGCAACCTGAGTTTGAAGACGAGACTCCAATTAATCCTTTTGACTTCTGGCAAGGTGCTAACTTCAAGTTGAAGATCAAGAAGGTTGCAGGTTACTGGAACTATGATTCTTCTGAGTTTGGTTCTATCGAACCATTACTTGATGATGACGATGCACTAGAAGCTTTATGGAATAAAGAATATTCTCTTACAGCACTGACTGCATCTGATCAGTTCAAGTCTTATGAGCAATTACAAAATCGTTTACAGATGGTTCTTGGTCAGAAGCGTGCTCCTGCACGTATTGATGAAGAGGTAGATGGTGAAGATAATGATCGTGGTTCATTCAAACCCGATTTTAATAAGAGTGCAGACTTTAATGCACCAGACATTACTCCTACTAAGAGTAATGAAGATGAAGATGATGCTCTGTCATACTTCCAACGTCTTGCTGAAGAATGATCAATTATAGATTCTAATATCCTCAGCAGTCTTCAAGGTTTCACTCTTATACTGAGTGGAACCTTTTTTGTATAACATCATATCTTCAAGATCGTCAAGAACAAGATTTAAGTATCTTGGTTTTAGTAAAAATAAATTTCTTTTATCAGTTTGTAAGTCATCTTCGTATTGATAGTTTGTTACTTCTTCTTTTACATTAGATGAAGTAACAACATTTCCTAAATTTTGATCAAAATATGAGATGGAAAAATCAGAATCTACTTGCATACCAGCAGGTAAGATTGTAACTTTATTTGTATCTTTTATTTCTACAGTTTCATAATGATGCACACCATTAAACAAAGTATCATAATTACCATACTTATCTAATAAAAATCTATCAAGATCGTCTTGCCTCAATGGCCATTCAGTTTGAACATTTAAAATGTTATTACAAG